AAAGACGACCTCGACGAAGCACTCTCGTCGGTTGCCAAGCTCCGGTTTGGCAAGTCCTACATCAGGGACAACCCGGCGCTCTTCATGGAGATCGCCCGCCGCAAGGACGAACGGATGGACGAACTCATCCGCGAAGGTACCCGCCAAGACCAGCTTGTCAACAAGCAGGTGGACAGGTTCTCCAGGGAGGCAAGCAAACTTGGGTTCAACGAACAGGTGTCCGATGCCGTACTCAACGGTACTCCGGAAAAGGCACAGCAAGCCCTTGATTCGATCATTGACAAGATCGTCACGGCAAACCCGGACATGCCTGCCGTTGTCAAGGACGAACTTCGGGCCAAGATGCAGAAGAACCTGACGTCCCTGGCACAGAGTGTCCAGTACTCACGCAATGCCATCAACGAAGCCGGCTTCACCGACACCTTTGAGCTGATCGACTTGGGTGTCGTTGACAACATGGAAATTCTTCGGCAGCGCATGGATGACCTCCGTCTTCCTACTCCGCAGCAGATCCAGCTCCGCAAGTACTTTGAGGAGAACGTGGGTGTGGTCAGCACGGCGGGTACCGCGTACTCCATGTCGAACGGCAAGTCCATCGTCGGTCGAATCATGCAAGGCATGACTTCTGCCGGCATGACCCAAATGGACCCGGCTACGGGACAGCAGCGACTCCCCCTCGACAAGATGGACGAGGCGCAGCAATACGAGACCACGTGGCGCATTGAGGCAAACAAGCACGTTCAGAAATTCCTCCGTGGCGACGTCACGGATCCGGCCACAGGTAAGTCGTACACGGAGTTGAAGAATTCCTTCGGCACCGAGTTTGCCAACAAGGCCATCAACAGCGTCTTGGACTCGTTCTACGACAAGCGGATTAACGACCTCAACGGTCAGTTCAAGGCAGAGCAGGCAGCAAGCGCGGCAAACGTCCAGGCCCGTTCATCGACCGGAGAGGTCGGGTTCACCGACATGGTTGCGAGGCAGCAGAAGGCCGCGGCTGACAACGTGGCTGGCGTGATCGAAGGCAGTCAGGGGTCCACCACAGACATCGACAAGGTCATCATCAAGGGCCTTCAGTCTGAGATTGACGATGTAAAGAAGGTGGGCGCTGAGGTTGGATTTGGGTATGGCCGAGCCTTTGAACCTCAGCAGCTCGTCAGCCACCTCGGCGAGATGTGGAAGGTCGCTTCTGAGAAGGGGTCCGTTGAAGTCAACGTCAACGGGTTTGTCTGGGATAGTCCACAGAAGTTCTCCGCGGACGCCGTTCTCCAACGGTATGGGCGCATGAAGCGGTCCGTTGCCGTCGGCTTGGATCCCTACGAGGTCACCTTCAACCAGACCCGTGAGGGTCTGCCGGTGTTCGGCGTGGTTCTCCCCAAGAAGGAGGACGCGGTTGAGTTCGCCTTCTCAATCCCGATGTTCAGTTACGAGGAACAGCTCCGGGACCCCGAGGTCGCCAACGACCTCATGGATGCCCTGAACCTCCCGGCAAACGTCCGTGAATCATTCATCGCCCGCCAGGCAACGCTCCTGCGCGTCCGCAAGTCGCTTGAGTCGAACATCGACCCAGCGAAGAAGATCAGCAACATCAAGTAAAACATGGAAGACAACAACACTTCGGGGCGGTACTTCTCGGAAGACGAGCTGAGCGCCATCGTCGATGGTTCTGTCACTCCGCGGATGGAGGCTGACTTCGGGACTCCGGAGAAGAAGCAGGAAGAGGACAGGCCGATCTTCGACACCGCGGACACGCTCATGGCAGTCCCTCGAGGTGTCGTTGGTTTCGGTAAGAGCGTCTACAACCTTGCTGATTATGTCAGCGGCGACATGATGCCTGATTGGACCACGAATCCGCTCGGGGAATCCAAGTCGATGGTCGGCGGGTTTGTTGAGGGAATCGCGGAACTCATCCCGGGATTCATGGTCGGAGGGGGAGTCTTCTCGGCAGCATCAAAGGTGCCTGGTGCCGTGGGTGTAGCGGCGCGGTTCCTCGGTGCCCCTGGCTTCCGGGGCATGATGGCCAAGGGTGCTGTTGCTGACTTCATCTCGTTTGAAGGCAACGCGGGTCGGCTGTCAGACCTGATGACGAAGTCTGAAAACCCCCTGCTGAACAACACGGTCACCCAATACCTGTCCACGGATATGGAGGACGGGGAGCTCGAGGGTCGTCTCAAGAACGCCCTTGAGGGAGGCATTGCCGGCGCGGCCCTTGAGGGTGTCATCAAGGGTGTTACTGGCTCGGTAAAGGCCATCAAGCAGTACCGGACCCTGAAGGCCGCTGGGGTGGCTGAGGAGGAGGCACTTGAGCAGGCTGCTAAGTACGCCGGGAAGGACCTTCAGGAAGCCCAGGAACTCTTGGACAAGGCGCGGTTCGACGAACCGTCCGCTGTTGATGGTGCAGCAAGAGGGGCGGACGAGCCTCAGGCGACTGCTGCCCTTGAACAGGCGTTCGATATTGACGGAGGTGGGACTGCAAACCCGTTCAAGAACCGGGTGATGTTTGACCCGGAGACGGGACTCCCGGCCTCCAAGTCAAAGTCTGATACCTCCTATCCGATCAAGCGCGGTATGGACGCGATGATCGACCGGATCAACCGAGAGGGTAGTTCCGGAAGCATCGACAGAGAAGAAGCTTCCTTTATGGTTGGTCTAATCAACCGACTCGGAAGCGGAAACTTTGAAACGATGGGCCTTCGTTTCCGGAAACTGGAGGAAGGTACTGGCGGATCCTTTGACTTCCTCCGTGATGTCATTACGGTCAGCACTCGCGCCGTTAATCCGGAGCGGACCTTCGTCCACGAAATCTGGCACTCTCTCACAGGCCGAATTGACGACGGGATGTTGAAGTCCATGAACAAGGACTTTATGAAGGCACGTGCTGCGTTTGAGAAGCAGCACGGACTTGCTGCCGGGTCTATCGAGGGGATGACGTTCTCAAAGCTGAAGGGTTTTGCGGAGTCGAAGAACATCGACAAGGAATCGTGGTATCGCCTGAAGGACCTTGATGAATGGGTCGCAGAGACGATGACTGACTCCACCTACAAGCGGCTGAAGCTTGAGGCGGACTCAAAGACTCTGTTCGGATTCCTCCGGTACTTCACCAGCAACTTCGTCGCAGAATTCAAGGCCAAGTTTGGTGGCAAGAAGTACGACAAGCTTGCAAAGGATTGGCTTGACGGTCGGTATAGCAAGTCCACGGAACTGTACTCAGGTCTTGAGCGCCCGGCATCGGAGCGGTTTATCGGGAAGTTCGGTCCAGAGGATCCCAAGACCATCGCCTACTCAATCAACGGTGGTCGGAACTTCGGAGTCGATCAAGCACGTGCTGTTGCCTCTCCTGGGGCAACCGCTGCCGCCTTCCGTGAGATCCGCGACCTCATCAACACCGGGGCCGGGCAGGGCGCCATCGCCGCAAAGATTGAGCAGCTCCGTGCAGCCGGAATCATCAACCTTCGCCCGGTCGTCCAAAGCGGACAACGGAGCGCGTATGCGGAAGCACTCATTGCTATCAAGCAGGCCGAGGCTAACCCAACGGTCATTGGCCCTTCCGCCAGACTCCCCAACGAGCAGGCACGGAAGATGGCGTCAGCGCAGCTTCAGGCCGCGATGGACACCGGCGGTCTCAATGTCGCCGAGATCAACAAGGTCCTCCAGGATGGCGTGGTGTCGGCGCAGCAACTTGTGGCGAATCTGCCGTTCCTGTTCGGCATTGAAGCCCACATGCGGAGTGAGGTCATTCGTGGTCTTCGGACCGGGCGGGCCGACATCGTTCCGCTAGTTCAGGCATTCACCACTGCGGCAGGGGCGGTCCGTAACGTCAAGTCCAACCTTGGTCGTGGTCTTCAGATGATCCAGGGTTTCGGCACCGTAGATGACATCACCAAGGCGTTCAAGGGAATGGCTCCCGAGGATAGAAAGATCCTCAGCGAACAGTACGCAGATGTCCTTGACATGCTTGTCGTTGACCCGGAGACGGGTAAGGCGATGGCCAAGACCGTCATGGATGGGCTCTCGACAAAGTGGGGCCGGATCGGTGCAGAGGCTTTCCGAAACTCCCTCCTCAGCGGACCGAAGACCCTTGCGAAGAACGTTGCCAGCGCGGTGATGACGCTTGCCATGCCGCTTGAGCGCGGTGCGGGAAGGCTTCTTGCCGGCCAGCGCGATCAGGCAGCGAAGGAGATCGGGACGGTCTGTCGCTACATCAATGAGGCGCAGGATGCGTTCCAGAACTTCAAGACATCGTTGGTGGCTGAGGAAGGAAACTCTGTTGTCCTTGGTCGCGGTAACACCGATGTTGGTGAATTCCGCCCCGGTCGTGCGATCTCTAGCCGCACCTTCACATCCCTGAACATGGTTGACCCTGCCACGGGTGGTGTCACCCGAAACGTGGCAGGAGCGGCGGTTGATTGGATTGGGCAGACCTTCAACCTTCCGATGCGGGCGATGGGTTCGTCTGACGAGTTCTTCCAGACGCTCATCGCTCGTTCCGAATCGGATGTGGTGTTCCGCCGGATCGTTGCGGAGAAGATGAAGCTGCCGCTTACCTCGGTTGCGGTGTCCAACGAGGTCAACAGACTCAAGCAGTTGGTGTTCGTTGACGGTCAGTTGCAGAACAGGAAGACGACCGTTGAACGCGCATTCAGGATTGCCAAGGACAAGTACCTGCCGGGAGCCCTCCAAGAAACGCTGACTGATTCGGTGGCAGCGAAACTCGGCCTGTCCGCAGCAGACCCCGCCGTCCAGGCGGAAGTAGGCCGGCTGCTCCCGCAGGCGATCTCCGGTGGAAAGATCCGTCCGCTTTCTGAAATCAAGGCAAGCAAGGACGCAACGGTTCTCCTTCAGTCCATCAACGCTGCTGGCACCCGGGTCAAGTCGAACCCGATGTTCCTGCCCACGGTGCAGCGGTACGTCGATCAGAACTGGGATGCGTTTGTAGATGCTGACTTTAAGAACGCAGGCATCGGAAAGAACTTCCAGGGTCTTGCCGGCGAGGACATGAAGATCATCCAGCAGGCTTCTGCGGAGATTGAACGGCGTGTTCGTGAGGCTTCGTGGAAGCGTGACTATGCGGACATGGCTGAAAGTTCCGTGTTCGGTACCCGGGTCGTTGGCAGCATCGGTCAAGCCACCGCATCTGCTATCAATCACGTTCCGGCTCTTCAGCTCGTTGTGCCGTTCGTCCGGACGCCCACCAATCTGCTTGCCTTTGTGACGGACCGTAACCCGCTTGGCCGTACATACGCCTGGGCGCAAGCGGCACGGGCCGGGGATAAGGCAGCAATGTCAGAAGCAGCAGGGCGTCTCTGCACCGGAACGCTCATGTACTCCATCGGCGTCATTGCCGCAGCCAACGGGATGATTACCGGCAAGGGGCCGAAGGATCCCGCCCTCCGCAAGGACCTGATGGCCGCAGGTTGGCAACCGTACTCCTTCCGACTTGGAGACACCTACGTCTCCTACGGGCAGAGCGACCCAGCGGCGACGTTCCTTGGGTTGGTCGCGGACCTCCATGAGATTTCGTCCCAGACATACAACCCAAACCCGACCGACGGTGCCGAACTGACCAACATTGCAACAGCGGTGATCGGCGCCGTCTCCAACAACGTCACCAACAAGTCCTATTTGACGGGCCTCGTCACTACCCTCGGAGCCGTCACGGGAGACGAAACGAAGTGGGAGCAGCTCAAGCGGCAATACGCCGGCGCGGTTGTCCCGAACCTGTTCGCCCAGGTTGAGAACTCCTCCATCGACAGGGATGTCAAGGAAGTCCGTTCGATGATGGACGCCATCCGCGCCCGTACCCCGTTCGTTGGTGACTCCGTGGACAAGGTCCGGGACCCTACCGGAGAGCCGATCAAGGGGAACGAGACTTGGTGGTCCATGTTCCTCCCGACGGTTGTCAGTAAGCGGACCAAGGATCCGGTGCGTGAGGAACTGGCGAACTCCCTCATTGGAGTCGGGGCTCCCCGCAGCACTCTCCCGGGCGGGATCGACCTCCGGTCAATCAAGCTTGAGAGCGGTCAGTCTGCCTACGACCGCCTCCAAGAACTCTCCGGTCAGGTCAGGCTTGGCGGCAAGTCCCTCAAGGATCAGCTCGGATCCCTCATCCGAAGCCCGTTCTACCAGCAACTCCCGGCAATGGGACGGGAGGACTTCAACAGCCCTCGAGTCAGCCTTGTCCGTGGGTACGTCTCCAACTACCGCCGTGCGGCTATGGAGAAGCTGATGCGTGAATCACCCGAACTCGCCCAGGCGGTCGGCAACAGCCGTCAAATCAAGTCGCAGATGTTTCGATAAACCATGAACTACTACGAACTGCCATACCAATCCCGGACCTGGTATTACGGAAACGGCGCACAGAAGGACTTTGCTATCACGTTTAGCGGTGGTCCTCCGCTTGACCCGAGCCATGTCAGGGTGTTCCTTGGTGGTTCGGCTCTGACAACCGGGTGGAGCCTTGTGACCGTGTCTGGGCAGGATTACGTCCGGTTCAACGACGCACCCGGGCTCCCGGATGATGGCGACCCGCCGAACGTGATGTTGAAGCGGGTGACTCCTACGTCTGCCTACGACCGTGTCGTTGACTTCACAGACGGGACTGTTCTTGACGCTGCCGTCCTTGACAAGGCACAACTCAACTCGCTCTACGTCTCCCAAGAGTCGTCGGACCTGTTCCTTGACCAGGGTGGTGCGGCGGTGAACGTGACGCAGCCGCAGACCATCGGCGGTGACAAGACGTTCACGGACAAGGTCATCGTTGACTCCGATGGTGGGATGCAGTTCAAGCCCAACACCCCGTTGAGTTCGCTTGTCGGTGGTACCCAATGGGTGCTTGCGGCATCCGATGCGGACGGAAACGTCACCTGGGAAAAGACGCTTGTCAGCGAATCAAGTCTCCCGAACAACGTAGTCCTCACCGATAAGCCTACGGCAGCAGCACAGACGATTACTGCACCGAAGCGGTTTGAGGGTCAGGTGACCGTCCTCAACGGGAACCTGAAGGTTGAGGGTACGGGCACCATCAACAAGGCCGTGGTGGCCACCGACAACAACGGCACAACGTCTCTTCAGCCAATCGTGAACGGGATTCGCCTTGGTTCTGCTAGTGCTGCTGTGTCTACCGGAGTCATCACGATTACTCCGGAATCAATTCAGGCGCTTTCGGCAAACACTTCAGGCGGAACCCAGACGGTGTCTGCAAATGTGGTGTTTCAGAACAACGTCAATCTCGGTGACAACGCCGCCGCTGACAAGCTGACCATTGACAGCAACATCTACATTCCTACTGGAGCGGAACTTGGAAAGGTTCTGACATGCACGGGATCCAATGGGTCAGCGTCGTGGGCTCTTCCGGCGGCAACCGGAATTACGAGTGTTAACAGCAAGACGGGTGTCGGATCTGGTGGAGCAGTAACGCTTACCGCAGCGGACGTTGGTGCTGTTTCGGTTGGGGAGACGCAGAACATCGACGGCGCAAAGACGTTCACAAACAACGTCAATCTCGGCGTTGATCAGTTTGACATCATCACGGTCAACGGTGAGTTCAGGATCCCGGGAGGTACTGCTGGGCAGGTCTTGATGCAGACCGCAGCCGGTAAGGCCATCTGGCAGACCCCGACTGCCGCTGGCGTATCGTCCATCAATAGCCAAACCGGGGCTGTGACGATTAGCGCGGCTAGCCTTGGCGCCTATACGTCATCCACAATCCCGACCGCGACGACGACTCAGAAGGGCATCATGCAGGTCGGGAGCGGCCTGAGCGTGACTGACGGTGTCGTGAGCGTCAATCAGAACGCTACCCTCCCGGTGGCCTCTACAACGACTCTCGGTGGAGTGAAGATTGGCAGCAACCTGTCGATCAACCAAGACGGCGTCCTGTCCGCGACCCTCAACGGAAGCGTTGGTGTAAACAAGTTCAACAACCGTGTCGGTGATGTCACTCCAGCATCTGGCGACTACACCGCCGCCCAGGTCACCAACGCCGTGGACACCAACACGGCACAGACGATCTCTGCTTCTAAGAAGTTCTCCGCAACGCAGTCCGTGACTGCCTCGAGCGGTACGGTCGGAACGAATGGTCAGGCCGGTGTTCTCCTTGACCCATCGGGCGTTATCAAAGCACAGGCTGCTTCAGGGAATACCCGTGTATTTGAGGCCATCTCCCCGGCAGGCGGTACGGTCGCGTGGATTGACAGCGACGGTGATGCCACGTTCAGCGGTCTTGTCTACGCCAGCACCGGCTTTGAATCCCCTGGTGGCCTGAAGATCGGGCAAAACACCGCATCCGGTATCGACATCACCGGAACACTCACCATCAAGGGTAACGGTACTCCAGGCGCAGGCAAAGTCCTCACATGCACCAACACGAACGGTAACGTTGAGTGGCAGGTTCCGTCGAACGCCCCGGTCACGGACGTCAACGGCCTGACCGGCAATGTCAAGATCAATCTTGATGGTGAAGCAAACCCCGGGCAGACGCTCAACGGCGTCACCAAGGGGACAACGCAGGTCATCTCTGGATCGAAGACCTTCAGCGTCAACCAGACGTTCAGCGCAGGCGTGACCCTTGGGTCTACCGCCGCAAACGCCATCACGATCAGCGGTACCCCGTACATCACCCAGAACGCCACGGTAGGCAAGGTTCTGACCTGCACCAACACGACTACAGGTGAAGCTTCGTGGCAACCGGCGCCCGTTGTCTCTGTGAAGGGCGACCAGGGAACCGCCAAGACGGGTGAAGTCACTCTGACTGCATCCGATTTCGGGGCGGCGACTACCGCGCAACTAACCACCGTAGATACCAAGGCGACCAACGCGCAGTCCACGGCAAACACGGCAAGTAGCACCGCAAGCAACGCGCTTACTACGGCGCAGTCCAAGCTGACGTCGGTATCCACGATTGCTACCCCAAACGGCGGCGGTACCGGAAGCATCACATGCTTGTCTGGAAACGGTACGTCGGCAAGCCCGCTTCAGGTGCTTGGAGCATCGCCTCTCGGTGTAGCTGGCGGCGACCTCAGCGGTAGTTACCCAAATCCAAGTCTTGCATCCAAGGCGGTGAACTTCGCCAAGTTCCAGGACATCAACCCGCAGAAGCTCCTCGGCGGTCCGACTACGGGCACGGCGGTTGGGCAGGTCCGTGAGATCAGCCTTGGGGCAGGTCTCGGATTCGTTGATGGAAGCCTGACGAACACATCTATTCCAACTGTGTCTGCGGGTGGAACAAACACGTTTACCGCGGCAAACACTTTCAACGGAAACGTGACCTTTGGAACCGCGACCACTACAACGGTGGGCGGAGCGTTCGCCACAAACAGCACCACGACCCTCGGTAACGAGGTTGGAGATGCTGTTGAGATCAAGGGTGCCCTCAAGTACACGGGTAGCTCCACAGCCGCAGGCGCTGGCAAGGTTCTGACGTCCGATGCCAACGGCAACGCGACTTGGGCTGCACCGGCTCTCACTAACCCGTTCGTTCCGACCATCAACGACGTTGGATCCGTGTGTTTCGCGCGACTTTCGTTTGGATCCGGATCCGGTGGTTGGGTTATTGAGGCGCAAACCAACCCTGGGCTGCTCGTAATCACAACCGTAAACGGTAACAAGAGGCTAAGTACGAGAGCCAACGGGGGTACGTGGACGGGTATCAGTCTTGCCGGAAACACAGGAACAAACTCAGCTGTAACTGACATGAGAACAATTACGGTCTCGCCGACATCTGCAACAAATCTAAACACCTTTGGCGGTAGTTCTAATGGCGGCGACGGACTTTGGGTTTTCCTCAAGACTGCGAACTGACATGCACCATGACCAAGATGTGATGCTTGCAATCGGGCGTCTCGAGGGGAAGCTCGACTCCCTCCTCCAGATGCGTCTTCAGCAGCAGCAGGAGATCAAGGAACTGGACGTTCGCGTCCGCCAGCTTGAATACGTACGGGGCCACATGATGGGGTACGCCGCCGCCATCGGTGCATTCATCGGGATCGCGGCGAACTACGTCATCCGACACTTCATCTGAGGAATATCAAACCATGCAAACCATTCGTCTTGCCGACGCCACCGCCATGAGTGCTGCCATCACGGGCAGCTCCGTGAATTTCCGCCCGATCTCCGGCTACGTCTCCACCGTTGTCGTTGAGGTCAAGCAGACCTCCGCTACCAACCCGAGCGGTACCTGCACCATCGAGATCCAGGGAAGCATTGACGGAACTGATTGGGTGACGCTCTACAGCGTCTCTTCTGCTTCGCTTACCAGGCCCCTCGGCGTCACCCCGGACTTCGGTGCTGGCAACGGTGGTTACCGCTCAAACGCCCAGGTCATCCAGGCCCTCCCGCTGATGCGGGCCTGCACCTCCGCCGCCCTCACCAACGGCGCAAACGCCGCTCTCACGGTCATCCTCGGCAATGGCTGACGAAACCAAGAAGGTCCTCAAGGACCTCCACGCCCTCCTGTGCGACGAGCTTGTCCGCAGGATCAGGTCGGGGGAGGCTTCGCCCACGGACCTCAACGTGGCCCGTCAGATGCTCAAGGACAACTGCATTGACCAGGCGGCTCTCGAGGGGACTCCTGTGCTTCGGTTGGCGCAGACCCTCCCGTTTGATGATGAGGTCAACCGCAAGACCGGCACCTGACGCATGGACATCGACCCACGCCTGAAGGACTTCAGGAACGCCTTGTTCCTGACATGGAAGTCTGTTGGGCTACCGGAGCCGACGCCCGTGCAGTACGACATGGCTGATTGGCTCCAGAGTGGGCCAAGGCGGCGGGTGCTGATGGCATTCCGAGGCGTGGGCAAGAGCTGGATCACTTCGGCGTACGTGATGCACAGCCTCCTGCTTGACCCGTCACGGCAATTCCTGGTCGTGTCGGCATCGAAGAACCGTGCCGACGAATTCACCAACTTCTGCAAGAAGCTGATGAATGCGGTACCGATCTACCAGCACCTCTTGCCCAGGGACAACCAACGGGACTCTGCGATTGCCTTTGACGTTGCCCCGGCACCACCGAGCCAT